TCATCCCAGAATATTTTAACAAAACCAGTTTTTCTAACCAACGCATCTTTAAATGCACTGTATAAAACTTGAAAGCCTGGATTCTTTTCTTGAATGATGTAGTTGACGTAGTTGGTTTGCTGTTCTGCGATAGCAATATCTTCAGGGCCATGCGGAACGAACTCAACAATCTTTTTAGTACCAAAGAAGGTACGCATAATAGACGGCAACATAAAAAGTACGCTATCCCGTACGTCTGTTGAGACGTATTCAGATTGCATAGAGCTGTTACCTGCTGGCTCATTACCAAGATAATATTCTGTAGATTCAGCGCGTTCTGCACCTACTTGATGAATGAAATCTTTAGCGTCATCCATCTCGGATTTAATAACACCCGCAAGATGTTCCATGTCGACTTCTTCTTCGACTTCTATCTCCATCTCAGAAGATTCGATCTCTTCTTGCTCAAGTATGTCTTCTATTTTATCTTCGTAATCTTTAGCCATGTACAACTATCCCACTCGAATTATTCGAGACTTTAAAGGTTTTTTGAAATTATAACCGAAATAACTCTCGCTTCCACTAAAACTTGCCGCACTACTTGCCATGGTCAATGCTAAAGCGTCTGCTTTGTCTGGTGATTTGATACCTCTTTTCCTCATTTCATCTTTTGACTCTATCTTTATCTTTCCAGTCGAAGTATATTTATATAAAGGCGCAGCCAATTCCGAGGCAAGCTCATCATCTATAGGAAGTCGGCAATCTCGCTGCGCCAGCCAATCTTTAATCGCAAACCATAATTCAGCACGCAAGTTCAAATAGTTCTTTTTCGAGCTAGAAGACTCCGACACGTTTATTCCGCGCACTGGGAGATTCTGCTCGCGCAAGCGATCAACCACTCCTGCGCCAATACCAATCACATCAACTAATATTTCCTGTGGGCGTTCTAACACAGTCGCATCATCGTAGCGATTTTTTATCACCCCGCACAGTTGCATAAGATCCATTGAAGCAAAAGAGGTGATCTCAAAGACAGTGTTGCCCTGGCGCACGCACAGGGCGCTGTTATCGCCGCCGAAGCGCGCGACATCTAAACCCCAAATGATTGGCTCGGAGGCGGTGAGCGAGACATCTCTGTCTATCGCCGCGCGGATCAAGTCCATCGGTATCACAGTGTCATCATCCGAGCTTGGAAACTCGCCCATAACTTCCACGCGCGAGACAGTGGAGTTTTCGCCATACTGCTCGATCATAGACTGAAACAATTTTTGGTCAGTGCCTTCGACTGTGCGCGAGTCTATTTGTAGCGACTTCCAGAAGGCGCGTTTGCTGTGGAAGGAATCGTAAAACGGGCCAGTGTTTCTGCGCGGGTTGGAGAAAGTAAACCAGTAGCGGTCGCGCGTGGGTTCGGAGAAGAAACCTTCGGACACTGAGTAGATGGGCGCGGGAATACCTGATGCCTCATCCATGATTAAACACACTCCGTAGGAGCTGTGGATACCAGCGAAAGCGTCTGGGTTTTCTTCTGACCAGAGTTGCGCTTGCGCGTAGTAATACCCGGTATCGATTTTGAGGTCGCGCTCTAGGGCCTCTTGAAACCAAGGCGCAGGTTTAATCGTGGTGGCGGTTTTCATAAACCAATGAGAGTTAATAGAGAGCGTCATCCATTTACCAAGTTCAGCCCATGTTCTCGATCTAAGCTGCTGTTCGGTGTTGGCGGTAACGATAATGGTTGCGCCTAACCTTGTGGATAACATCCAAAGGATTAACCAAGCAACTAACGCTGATTTACCAATACCACGACCTGAAGCCACAGCCAATCTAAACATCTCTGGTAAGTCAATTGTTTGGTTTCTTTGTATATGTACTGCGATATCTCGTAAAATTTTTTCCTGCCACTTTCTTGGGCCTTCAAAGTCTTCGAGGGGGGTGTCCTTTTGTCCCCATGGGAAGGCGAACTTAACAAAGTTTACTGGGTCATCTTTGATGTTAAGTGACCATATTTCAGTCATTAACTGCTTCTCTTGTTTAGGGTCGTACTTCATAAAAAAAATTAAAAAAATTAAAAAAAATTATCGCAACAGTTACAAATTTATAGCCCCCGCCGCAAAAAGTGACCGGGGGGGTGCAAAATCGGAGAGTAGATTTTGCCGGGCTGCCCGGTCGTGGCATGGATACAGTAGGGAGATGAGAGAGTTCCCACGCCTAGCCCGTATTTTTGTTTGGCAACGCGTCCTCTGAAAGGACACGCTGTGAATCAAGCTGCTCAGTTACTACTTTGCCCTCGATCACACGATTCTTTGCTGTATCTAAGATCTCGGCAAGGTTAAGGTTGTGATTGACCTCGGCTTTGTCCATCCAGGAACCACTGTCTCGGTTCTTTAAAAAGAATATCTGGGCCGTAGTATTTCCATCGAGCGCGGAAGTGTAAAGTGCGTTTGTCACCGCAGCAATCGATTTAGCTCTTCCTCTCTTTAAGGCTTTATCAAATTGTGCCAATTCTCTTTTTCTACGAGAGATTGTGGAAGTTGATGTGTTCAACAGCTCTGCAATTTGTTTTTCAGACAAACCATTACCAGCCCATCTCTCAATGTTTTCAAAGTCTTCATCGTTAAATTTAATCTTTTTACGACCAGCTTTACCGATTAAGTAACTGTAATCTTTCTTCTCCATACGAAAATTCTACTCGATGTCGCAACATTCCCCTATAGATTGTGACAGACTTAATTAGGTAAGAGTGTAGAAAAGAGTTGCATTGTGCGTTCAATTAGTTTTATAATACCTATGTAGCCAATAAAGGCTGCAAAAAAGGGAGAGAGAATATGAGAGTAACACTAAAAGAAAGAACAGACTGGGAAGGTAACCTCAATGGTTATTTTGATGTTCACTTAAATGGTAGACCAGTTGGCAACGATGCTATGTGCATTAGTTTAACCAAAGAATTCAACACAATAGGATTTGAAAGCATCAAAGTAATTTGCCCAAACTATATGGAAATAATTACTGGTCTTACTAAAACTGGAAAAGTATTTGAGATTTATGGTGGTTACAAAGCAGGTGGCAGAGCTAATGATTGGTTTTTAGAAGTTGATGGTATTTGTGTTGGATTTGAAAAGAATGCAAAACATCTTATTCAAATATTATGTTCTGTTACATGGGATGAAACCCAAATAGATTTTTCAAACAACCTCTATCAAAGACAGATTGAAAGAGAGAATCGAGAGTATCAAAATAAAGGAGCAGCGTAATGAGAATTATAACTAATGTCGGAGATGTAAGAATCGAAGCAAGTAGCTTTAAAGAGTTTATGGCTTTGCTAACTTATGCTTACAGATGCCAAGAGAATCATCGTAAGAAGAAAGAGCGAGAGCTGAGACTAACCAGAGGAGAGACTGTCTAATGTATCTATATAGTAAAACCGAACATGGTGTCATTCAGTGGCAATGGAAAACTGAAGGTGAAGTATCACCTGCATACAAATCAGTGAATCACCAATGGTGGACACCAAACAAATCTGACTTTGAAATCGTTACCAAACTTGATGCTGATGTTAAGCAAGAAGTTAAGAACGAGATTTGGGAAGATATGCAAGAAGATATCCAACGACAAAAGGATCTTTATAAACTACACAAGAAAAACAAAAGGGAGATATGAAATGACTGTGACTCAATACAACTTTAAGAAACCAAAGATTAATCGCCAAGAACACGAGATGCTCAACAAGATACTGACGCATCCTGAGTTCAACGCTTTAATGAATCCCAAGGCCCTAGATGCATTAACCGATCTTGGAATCAGTGCTAGACAGTTTCAGGACATCATTAATAAAAACAAATCAATTTTAAAAAGCTATAAAACCAAGGAGATAAAATGAATAACGATATAACTAAACAAACCATTGAAGAAGTAATTAAGGATTTAGCAGATTTAAGCTACGCAGCTTTAGATGTTAAAGAAGATATCAATACAGGGGAATGTTCTATAGAAAACACTTTGAAAAAAGTTCAAACAATATATGAAGGTTTAATTTATAACCAAGATAAGTTAATTATCTTAAATGATAGAGATGAAACTGAGGGACACACAATACAATGAAAATAATAAAAACTTTTAGAAAGTGGGTTGATAAAATAATAAACCATAAATATTTTGATTATCAACAAATAAAGCCAGGAGTAAGTGTCATCTATGATGCGCGACCAGAGAAAAGAAGACCTGAAAACCCTCGCACACTTAATCCAGCAAAAAGAAATGGAATTATTTTAAGAAAAGTAAAAATTGGTTGGTTGGCAGCTAATCGATCCAAACAAAAATTTATTGTTGACGAAAACAATTTTTTAGCTTGGAAAGAATTTACAGCATCAGAATTTTATGAGGTGAAATAATGACTCAGTATTCAAATGACGTAGAAGCGCAACGTAAACGCTTAGACAAAGAAGGCTTGGATGGACAGGTCACCGCGATAGAAGTTCGCGATGGTCGAGTGCAGACAAGATTCGCAAGCGGCAGAGTGGTCAACGAGTATCCAAGTGATAAGCGTAAAAAAACCAAAACAGAATACCGGGGCATTGAATGAACGATAAATGCCCAAACTGCAAAGGTGTAGGATCTTTACCAGACGGAGAACATTGCGTTGACTGTATGGGAAC